TCAGAGAGTCGTGAAGCAGGAACAGTATTAACGAGTGAAAATATTGCAGAGTTTAAGGCACAAAAGTTAGGTTTAGCTGACCGTGATGATACTGCGGCTGAAGTTGTCGAAGACGATTCAGAGCCAGATCAAGCACCGGAACAGAGTGAACCCAAGTCCGAAGACGAAGCTAAAGCGGGTAAACAAAACCCTAAACTTGAAAAGCGGTTTTCAGAGATTACTAAGCAACGTGAAGCGGCTCGTGCGGAAGCACAACGTGAACGTGAAGCTAGGGAGGCTTTGGAAACTAGGTTAGCGGAACTAGAAAGGCGTAACCAGCCCCAAAAGGTTGAGTCGCTAGACGAAGAACCAAAACCTGAGCAATTCAACGATGCTTTTGAATATGCACGAGCATTGGCTGAATACTCCGCTGAGCAAGCGTTAAAGAATCGTGATCGAGCAGAGCTGGAAAAGAAGTATCAAGCTGAACAGGAAAAACTCATTGAGGTTTGGAATGATCGGTTAGAGGCTACTAAGAAAGAACTGCCGGATTATGCAGACATGATAGAGTCTAGTGACGTAATGGTTTCTGACCAAGTGCGTGACGCTTTATTAGAGAGTGAGGCAGGGCCACGAATCCTGTATCACTTAGCTGAGAATCCTGATTACGCTGAAAAGCTGTCCAAAATGACGGTGATTAGCGCATTGCGTGAGATTGGGAAGCTGGAGGCTAAGTTTGAGAAAACTGAAACCAAGCCCGTTGTGCGGTCTAAAGCACCTGCACCTATTAACCCGCTTAAATCGACTGGCGGATCAATGGAAACACCTATCGGAAGCGATGGTGAGTTTCATGGGACTTACAGTCAATGGCGTGAAGCCAGAAAAGCTGGGCGAATTAGGTAACGGAAATCTAATTTTTGATTAAAGGATTATCATGAGTAACAATCTACTCACCATTAGCAAGATCAGTAACGAAGCGTTGATGGTCTTGGAAAACGAACTTACATTTACTGGTCAAGTCGAGCGCAAGTACGATGACCAATTTGCTGTTGCTGGTGCAAAAATCGGTAACACCGTTAACGTCCGCAAACCCGGTCGCTTTATCGGTACAACTGGCCCAGCTCTGAACGTTGAAGACTTTAACGAAACTTCAGTTCCAGTTACTCTGTCTACACAGTTTCACGTTGACACACAGTTTACGACACAAGACTTGGCTTTGAGCCTTGATTCTTTCTCTGACCGTGTTTTGAAGCCAGCTATTGCTGCGATTGCCAACAAGATTGACGCTGATGGTCTGCTGATGGCTAAGAACGCTACAGCCAACATCGTAGGTACTGCTGGTGTTGTTCCTAACGCTCTGCTGACATTCTTGACAGCTCAGGCTTATCTGGACAGCGAAGGCGCACCCCGTGATGGTAAGCGTAGCTGCATCATTGAGCCATTCTCGTCTGCTGCAATCGTTGATGCGTTGAAGGGTCTGTTTGTTCCTTCAAACATCATTGCTGACCAGTACAAGAAAGGCATGATGGGTCGTGACTCAGGTGGTATGGATTGGTACATGGATCAGAACGTTGTTAATCAACAGTTTGGTTCGTTTGCTGGTACAGCTACAACTAGCACGACAACTGGCACAGGTTACTTAACCTCTGGTTGGGCTTCAACCTCCACAATCAGCATCACCTCGACTGGCGCAGTTAGCTTGAACGTTGGTGATGTGATTACGATTGATGGTGTGTACGCTGTTAACCCACAGAACCGTTCTGCTTACGGCTCAAACAAGCTGCGTAACTTTGTTGTTACTGCTGCTGCTTCGGGTACTGGCGCAACGTTTAACGTGACTGTTTCACCTGCTGTTATTTCGGCTGGTCAGTTCCAGAACGTTACTATCCCAACAACATCGGGTACTGCTACTGTCAACTTCTTTGACAAGACTGGTAAGGTTTCCCCACAGAACTTGGTAATGCACAAAAATGCGTTCACCTTGGCTTGTGCTGACCTTGAATTGCCTGACGGTGTTCATTTCGCAGGTCGTGCTTCCGATAAGGAACTTGGTCTGTCAATGCGTATCGTTCGCCAGTACACAATCAACAACGATTCGATCCCGACTCGTCTTGATGTGCTGTACGGCTGGGCTCCTCTGTATCCAGAACTCGCTTGCCGAGTCGCAGCGTAACTTAGTGGGGGGTTAATCGTCCCCCGTTAATCTAAATTTAAAGGAAATTATCATGGCGAATCCCGGCCCAGCAAGTACCCAGACACCAGTTCAACTGTTTAATGGCGATGCCGCAGACGGTATTATTATTGGTGGATCACCTTCAAAGCTAGTCGGCTTTCATGGTGAGGCAGCAACTGCACAAGGCGCAACTGTCGCAACAATCACAAACTCCGCTAGCGGAACTGAGATTGCAACGGCTGTTAACGCTTTGATTGCACGTTTGCAAGCAAAAGGCTTGATTGCTTAATCCGTTAAGGACTCAATCACGCTAAAATAAAGCCGACTTCACAAGGGTCGGCTTTTTTCTTAAAAAGGGATTATGATGGCTTATAACAGTCCATTTTCACCGTTTGGCCCTACGTACTTAGTCGGGACAACATCGGTTCAAGTTAAATCGTCAAACAACAACAATCCTAGTAGCTATCGTGTGCGTAACCTTTTGGGTACAACACAATACTTCTCTTGGACTGCTCCAATGCCCGGTGATGCGGTGCAAAACGTGACTGTGACAGTCCCGACTGCTGGTGTACCGTCTGCTAACACTATCGGTATGTTGCCGAACTCTGTGGAAGTCTTTGGTGGATTGCCAGCTAATGCTTGGTTTGAAGCTGATGCTGTCGGAGCGTTTGAGATTACTCCGGGAGAAGGGCTATGAGTTTAAGAGCTGTAGCTAAATTACTTAATGAGGTTTACACCTCGTTAGTATCTGGATCGTACCAATTGTCTGCGGCTGGTATCATTACTGAAGCAACAGCCTCACGAACTCTATCTGCTGCTGACAACGGAAAAATCATTTATTGCACTAGCGGATCAGCTACTACAATTACTTGTGCGGCGGGTCTTGGTGCTGGCTTTAGCGTAACGATTATCCAAGGCGGCGCAGGTAAAGTAACTGTAGCTGCTGGTGGACAAACATTAGTGTCATATTCAAGCCTGTTTAGTACAATGGGACAATATGCAGTAATTAGCTTGGTGTGTCCTGTTGCAAACACATTCGTGGCGGCGGGAAATTTAGGATTGTAAACATGGTTACCCAAAAACGCTTACATGAATTGTTTGTTTACAAAGACGGTAATTTAATCCGTAAGGGAAAAATTGCTGGCACAATAAACAGCCTAGGTTATCGAGTTATTTGCGTTGACTATAAAATTTACAAAGCGCACCGATTGGTGTTTTTGTACCATCACGGTTATTTTCCTAAAGAAATAGATCACATTGATACTGACAAATTAAACAATCGTATTGAAAACCTTAGGGCGGCGGATAGTTTTATTAACGCTATGAACAGAGGCACAATGAAAAACAATACGTCTGGCAGTAAAGGTGTATTTTGGTGCAAAGACCACCAAAAATGGCGTGTAGCCGTTCGTATTAACAAGAAATTACGTTCTTTTGGACGGTTTGAAGACATAGAGCTTGCCGAACTTGTTGCTATTGAAGTCCGCAATAAGTACCACAAAGAATTTGCGAATCACGGAGTTTAAAATTATGGCTGTGAACCTTTCCCCTGTGGGTGGTGTGGCGGGTCAGTTCTTTGACAACAACGGCAACCCGCTTAGCGGGGGCAAGATTTTCACTTACGCTGCTGGAACGACTACTAACCAAGTAACGTACACAAGTGCTACGGGCGTAACAGCGCATAGCAACCCAATTATCCTTGACTCCGGTGGTCGTGTACCAAGCGGTGAGATTTGGCTAACTGATGGTCTGCAATATAAGTTTGTTATTCAGTCCAGTACGAATCAGCTAATCGGTACGTTTGACAACATTTCGGGTATTAACTCCAACTTTGTCAATTACACCATTCAAGAAGAAATCCAGACTGCTACAGCGGGTCAAACGGTCTTTACGTTGACCACAATGCAATACGCTCCTGCTACAAACAGCCTGACTGTGTTTGTGGATGGTGTAAACCAATACGAAGGCAGCACATACAGTTTTGTTGAAACTAGTCCAACTGTTGTGACGTTTACCGCTGGTCTACACGTTGGTGCAGAGGTTAAGTTTACGACTGCTGTATTTACAGCGGGTAGCGTGGGTAATGCTGCTAACGTGACGTATGACCCTGCTGGGACGGGTGCTGTCACTACAAACGTTCAAACAAAGCTACGTCAAACAGTATCAGTCAAAGACTTTGGCGCTGTTGGCAACGGTGTAGCGGATGATACGGCGGCTATTCAAAAGGCTATTGATTATGTTGGTAGCATTGGTGGCGGTGTTGTTCACATTCCTGCAGGAACATATGCCGTAGGAAAAACCTCAGCACCATACAATCCAGCAATTACAGGATCGTTTGATAGAGATGTAATTTTAGATGTACAAAACGACAACATTACTTTGCAAGGTGATGGTCGAGGCGCAACGGTATTAACAAATACGATAACAAATACTACTGCTGCTAGGTTGATAAAAATCGGTCGTAGAATTGACGGTAGTATTTTTGTTGATAATGTTGCTGTGCAAGATATGACGTTAATCGGCACATACGTTAGCGGCACTCCTTCAAGCACCGTCACAAATACAGGAATTGATGTTTCTGGATTGTCTGGCGTTGGCTGCACAAACATTAAACTTCAGCGTCTTGAAATTAAAAACTGCGGCGGCTATGGAATTGGTTTCCAACGAGATGGTTTTATTGATTGTTTAATTTCAGACGTTCAAATTGATACCATTAGCGGTGATGGTATTGATTTTAAAATGGATACCAATAATTCCGGTTACGGGAATCTTGTTGAAAATGTAACTGTCACCAATTTTGGCAAAGATGTTGTTGGCATTGGTGTTCCCCAAGCAGGTGTCAATATCCGCACCGGAGTATCTGCTAGAGATATTTATGTATCTGGATACGGTGCAGGTAATACTGGGTTTAGAGTTGACGGAAGCATTGATACAACTGTTGACCAACAATCATGTGTAGATAATGTTCGATGTATATCTACAGGCGGACTTAATTCTAAAGGGTTTCATTCTTCTGGTTTTGCAGGAAGATACAACAACATTTATGTTGAGGGTGCAGAAATTGGCTTTTGGGTTCGTACTCAAAAAGCTCAATATTTAAATTTAATGTCTGTAGACTGCAACGAAGGCGTTTATATTTTTGCAAACTCTGGGAACGCAATTAACAACAACGTATTTGTTAATGTTTACGTTGCAGGTTCTGCTTCAGGCACAGGGGCTATTCGAGTATCAGGAACAGGTGCTGACTTAGTAGGTAACACATTTGTTAACCCTGTTACAGAAAACAATACAGGAGATGACGTACTAATATCTTCTGGTGTTCTTTACACTAAGTTTATTGGTGGCAGCATTACTGAAGGAAAAGTAAGCAATTCTGGTACAGGTACTCAATTTGTTGGCTGCGGTGCGGTAGCTGGCCCTGTTCAGTTTGGTAGAAATAGAGCGCAATACATTGAAATTTCTGGCGATGGGTCGTTTAATACAATTAAAGCAGTATCAGCGGCGGGGTCTGGAAAACAATTTGTTATCCAAGCAGATGTTAATTCAGAGGATTTAATTCTTAGTGTTTTAAATCCGTCTGGTAGAGTACGACTTGCACCATTCACCTCAGCATCAGACGCACCTGTAGTTGGGTATATTGAGGTTAAAGATTCTTTGGGTAGTCTGCGAAAATTGGCGGTGATAGCATGATTACACCATCATTTGGATTGACAGCAACAGAACGAGTGTTGCCTAGACTTGCGTTAGACTTTACAACTGCAAGCCTTGACCCCCGCATTACGTTTACCCGCACTGGAAACACCGCTACACGGGTAAATTCTTCTGGTTTAGTAGAACTTGTTAACGCTGATATTGCAAGATTTGACTTTAACCCTGTGACGTTGGCTTGTAAGGGATTGCTGATTGAAGAAGCTAGAACAAATTTAATAACATATTCAGACGATTTTAGAAATACTGCTGACGCAGGATCAACTAGACCTTGGTCTTATGCTAACGTCACGTTATCTGCGGATCAAATTGTTTCCCCTGATGGTACGCAAAATGCGGATCAACTTGTAGAAACAACTGTAAATTCTGGACACGCCATTCAGCAGTCCCCAACAATCGCTGACAATACGATATACACCAATTCCGTTTATGCAAAAAAAGGCAGCAAATCTATTTTTATGCTTGCCATTATTACAAAAGCTGGCGGTCAACGTGGTCGATTGTTTGATTTAAATTCAGGCACATCGTCTGCTTTAACTGCGTCAGGTTGGACAACAGCACCAACAGGGTTTGGTATTGAAGACGCAGGAAACGGTTGGTATCGTTGCTGGGTATCAAATGACGTAGGTACTGGCGTAAACACAAATAATTTTAGAATTTATATGGTGCAAGACGCTGCTACGGTTAACTTCGCAGGAAGCACAGACAATAATATTTATATATGGGGCGCACAAACTGAACTTGGCGCATTCTTTACCAGCTACATCCCCACAGTCGCATCCCAAGTCACACGCACCGCTGACGTAGCGACAATGACGGGGACAAACTTTAGTGATTGGTATAACCAGACGGAAGGGACTGTAGTTGCTGACTACACTTGTAATATTGTTAAAAACGTAGGTACGTTAACTGGTTATGTTTGGTGTATTGCGGATGGGGTATCAGCGTCAACTTCATCTTTAATAGCATTACAAGCAAGAGCAAGAATTAACCAAGTTTATGGATGGTATTCTACTGCGGGAGGCGGGGTTGATGAATCAATTATTCTTGATACAACAACCGATTCCGGCAAAGTTTCTATGGGGTTTAAACCAACAAATAAAGTAGTTGGTAGTGCTAACGCATTGACTCCGGTTACAGGTGTAACAAATCAGCAAGCAATGACAGCCACTTTAATGGCAATTGGTTCTATAAACGATGGGACAAATAGGCTTAACGGTACTATTCGTAAACTGTTTTATTACCCTCAAAAATTAACCAATAACGAAATACAAGCCTTTTCTAAATAAGGAAGCATAATGTCGCTTACCAAAGTTTCTTATTCTATGATTAACGGTGCGCCAGTAGCCGTTGTGGATTATGGCGTGACCGGATCAGGTGCTGATGAAAGCGCAGGATTGCAAGCGGCACTTAATGCTTCAGGTTCTGGCGTTGATTTGAATGGTTTAACAATTAGCATTTCAAGCGGCGTGTCTGTTTCGTACACTACACCAAAAATCATTAGAAATGGAACGATTAAGTACATTGGCGCAGCAACAGAGTTTGCAATTAAAGTATCAACAACGTCATCTTTAGAGTTAGATTCTGTAACTTTTGATGGTAATGCTTTAGCTTCTAAATGTTGTTTTGTTGAAGCAAAATCAAATAATGCGGTGTTAAATGTTTTTAGATGCGTGTTTTTAAACGGCAAACAAGTTAATACATTAGGTCTTGCCGCTGGTTTATTTGCTTACCCTGACACAGGATTTGTTTTTTCTAATGTAACTGTTATTGATTGCAAAGCATGGGATATTTTAAGTGTTCACACTACTGCACCAGTTAGCCGTGGTTTATTTGTGCAAGATGCTGCGGTAATAAACATTTCTTCTTGTGATATTCGCCGAATTAGTCCTTCAAATGACGGTGACGGAGTTTTTGTTGTAGAAAGCGCAGCAAATATTAGTAACGCTTTGATACAGGATTCTTATTTTGAAGATTGCCACAAACGTTCAATTAAATCACAAGTGCGTAATACTTTAGTTTCTAACGTTGTGTGCCGCAGGACAACACCAATTGCTCAAACCACAGGTGGACAAATTGAAATTGATATTCAATATGGTGGCGTAATTGATGGCGCAAAAATGTTTTACGTTGATGGAGCAGCGCCAAACGAAGCAATTGTATCTGGAGGCGTATTAAGCGGCCCAGAAAATGGTGCTGTGGTTCGCAATATTGATGTTGTTTGTATTGATCCAACTGATGTAATTTCAGCATTAGTTCAATTTTCAAACAATACCGCCAATGCGTATAAAAACTTTGTTGCTGAAAATATTAGAACTAATGCTGTTATACAAAACGCTATTTATTTGTACGGCGGTGTTGGTAACGCATCATCAACTGTTTATGTTTTTGATGATGTTGTCATCCGTAATTTGACTGCCGCAGGTTTTAATTCAGCTACAAGTACTGCGCTTGTGTTTATTACAAGAGGTGCAACTAATTACGTCAAAGCAAAAATGAGAATGTACGGTTGTCGAGTTGGCTCAGACTCTTCAAAAGCGTTTTCGTATCTTGATCCAACACCGGGAACAACTTCTTTTCTTGCTGTTGATATTGTAGAAATTTCTGAGTCGTTGGGTTTTGATCGTGACAATGAAGTTGGGTACGACACACAACGCAAGGTTTACACTTTGTTTAAAACTGTGGCAGAAGATGCAACAAACACTTTGACTATTTCAATAGATAAGCCAAACAGCGTAGCAAAAGTATTTGTCTCTTACAACCAAACAAATGACGTTGTTGGCGAGAAATTATACACAGAAGGTTATTGTTTTAATGGGCAGACTCAAGCGTTTTATGTTGAAACATTAGCGGGAAATAAATCTACCGCAGCAACGGGCGCAATTTCTGTAGCAGCTTCTGGAACAGACATTGTTGTTACAAAAACCGCAGGTTCTGGTAGTGATAATGGACGTTTGCAAATTATTGCATTAACAAATAACGGCGTGGATTTTCTTTAAATGAACCACATCCTCCCAGCCCTAGCCATTCAACTCCTGCTCTCGCCCTTCTCATGGTGGGCGGGTGTTCTGTTTGCTGCTGGCTACTATATTGGTCGTGAAATGGCGCAAGCTGAGAACCGTGTGATTCAAACCTACTACGGTGGCAAACGAGCAAATATGCCTTGGTACGGAGCATTTGAGCGTAGAGCGTGGACGCAAAAAGGCATACTAGACTTTGTGTTGCCTATTGCTGCAACTACAATTGTGTTAATAATCGTTAAATTGGTAGGCTTACAATGAATCCGTTAGACATCCATTTAAAGTTCCCAGATCAAGCGACTGCGACTGCTTTGTTAGTTGATGCGGGTGTTTGGCTTGAGTCTACATACGAAGATGTTGTCACATATTGCGATGCACCAAACTACCTGACCGATGTAATTGGTCTGATCTACAAACCAACAGGCGCAAAGCTATTGAGCGAAGATGGTTTGGAAATGGACGAAATGGTTGACGTAGGTGGGTGGCACGTTAATATGCGTGGCGTATTACCCGCAGAATTTGAGCAATATAAAGTTATCGTTACAGGTATTCCGCACAGAATTTGGGATTGATGAGTATTGCAATTACAATCGTTTTAAACGTTATTAAATAGGCTAAAAATGACTACGCCTTTAGACATTATTTCAAGATCACTCAAAGATATTGGCGCACTTGAATCGGGTGAATTGCCGACTGCTGATGCAGCGCAAGATGCGTTTGATATGCTGAATGACTTGCTAGATCAATGGTCAAATGAAGGGATGATGGTCTACTACCAGACGGAGATTATATTTCCGACTGTTTCTGGACAAACGCAGTACACAATCGGGCCGGGCGGACAAATCGGCGCAACCTTTACGGGTTCAATATCCGGCACAACCTTGACCGTCACAGGTATCTCGTCCGGTGCTATTGCTGTCGGTCAGACACTAAGCGGCGTGGGTGTGATTGATGGGACTACGATTACAGGCTTTTTAACGGGTGCTGGCGGCAACGTAAACGAAACTGGTACATACACAGTCAGGCAGTCGCAAACGGTAGCTAGTGGCACGTTAAACGCTTACTATCAGCGTCCTACACAGATTAACTCTGCTTTCGTGCGTATCAATACTAATTCAAACGGTATGCCTGTTTTGAACGGTGGTTTGGACTATCCGGTAGCCGTGATTGGTTTAGATCAGTACGAGATGATTGGGTTGAAGACGCTATCAGGGCCATGGCCTAAAGCGATTTACTATCAACCGACTGAGATACTGGGTAACATTTTTGTCTGGCCTAACCCAAGTCAAGGTGAGCTGCACTTATTCTGCGACACGCAATTCAGCAAGTTTATGACGCTGAATAACACGATTAGCTTGCCTCCGGGCTTTAACATGGCGTTGCGCTGGTGCTTGGCTGAACGACTAATGCCAATGTACGGCAAGACAAACCAGACTCAGATTCAAATGATTAACGGTCTAGCTGGACACGCTAAGGCAACATTGAAGCGTACAAACATGAAACCCGCTTACGTTGCACGATACGATGATGTGCTGATTACTGGCAAAGCTAAAGACGCTGGTTGGATATTAAGTGGCGGCTTCCGTTGATTAAGGGGTAATAAATGCCTGATTTTGGATTTGTTGGCCCAAGCTACGAAGCACCGAGTATCTATCAAGATGCACAGGAATGTATTAACTTTTTCCCTGAAGTAGACCCAATGAAACCCCGTGAGGAACGAGGCGTTATCGCTTTGTATCCTACACCCGGACTGATTGAGAAAGCTCAGTTATTCCCCGGTGAGGTGCGTGGGATGAGGGCATTATCAGGTGATGAGTATTTGATTGCGGTGGCTGGCCCGAATGTCTATCGGGTTAGTACGTCTTGGGTTGCTACACAGATTGGCACGTTGACTACGAGTAGTGGCCCTGTTTCGATTACCGACAACATTATGATCCCCGGCGGATTGACTGCCTACATTGTGGACGGTGTAAATCGTTACACATGGGTAGCCGCTACCAATACGTTTGCAACATTACCGAGTACTGACGGTGCTTGGCAAGGTGCTACGGTCTGTGATGTGATTGACGGGTACATCGTCTATAACGAACCCGGAACGCAGAACTGGGCTAATACTGACCTTGATTCACGTTTGTCTACAGCGGCTTTATACGGCTCTAAGAATGGCGCACCTGATCCTATTGTTTCGCTAATCTGTGACCACAGGCAAGTTTACCTGCTTGGCGAAAAGACCACCGAAACATGGGTAGACGTTGGCGGAACTATTGCAGGAATTACGACTTTCCCGTTCCAGCGTATTAGCGGGACAATGATGCAGCATGGTATTGCCGCACCTTTTTCGCTTGCTCGATTTGACGAATCTATTATTTTTGTAGGTCGTGACGAGCGTGGAACGGCTACTGTCGGAATGATTGAAGGTTATAAGTATGTTAGGGTTTCTACTCATGCGGTAGAAAACTCTATCCAAAACGTTGATGTAACGGACGCTATTGGATTCGTTCATCAAATCCGTGGACATGAAATGTACGTTGTGACATTCCCAAGTGTAGATTTGACTTGGGTGTTTGACTTCACAACTAAACTTTGGCACAAGTGGCTATCGTGGGATAACGGTGAGTTTCACCGACACAGAGCTAATTGCGGTGCGTTCTTTAACGGTGAGAACCTTGTCGGAGACTTTGAAAACGGCAAGATATACGAAGTCAACCTAGATACTTACACCGATAACGGGAACACGATTCGTAGGATTCGGCGTTGTCCGCATTTGGTTGCTGACCTTCAACGGTTCTATTTTGATGAGCTGCAAATCCAGTTTCAGCCCGGTGTTGGCTTAAATCTTGGTCAAGGTCAAGACCCTCAAGCAATGTTGCGCTGGTCTAATGACGGTGGTTCTACATACTCAAGTGAGCATTGGACAAGCATTGGTAAGATTGGCGCATATAAGAATCGAGCGATTTGGCGCAGACTTGGTTACGCACGAGATAGGATTTTTGAGGTTGTCGTGACTGACCCAGTTAACGCTGTCATTATTAGCGCAAACCTAAAAGCATCGGTCGGTGATAACTAATGAATATCATTTTCCCGCAAAGTCCGTTTCTTGATGTGGCAGGTAGACCCGCTAGGGAATGGGTGCAATGGTTGCAAAACCCAAGCGTTCAAACCATAACGGCGGGAACAATTACGATTGAAAACGTAGTTCTTGGAATTCCGTTAGAACCTGCGTACGGCGGAACAGGATTAACTTCTATCCCTACAAACGGTCAATTATTGATCGGTAACGGTACTGGATACACTTTAAGCACATTGACAGCGGGAACAGGTTTAGCAATTACAAATGCTGCTGGGTCAATTACTCCCAGAATTGCTAATACTGGCGTAACTGCTGGTTCTTACGGTTCAGCCTCGTCTGTTACGACTTTGACGGTTAACGCTCAAGGTCAACTGACGGTTGCGGGTAACGTAGCGATAGCGATTGCAGCGTCACAAATTACAAGCGGTACGATTGATTCGGCTCGTATTTCAGGATCGTATACAGGGATTACAGGCGTTGGAACGCTAACCGCTGGCACATGGAACGCTACAACAATCGGTACAGTCTACGGTGGCACAGGGCTAACTAATTACGCTGTCGGTGACATACTTTATTGCAGCGCAACAAACGTATTATCTAAGTTGCCCAAACCGACAGATAGTTCATATTTGGCAATGACTTCAGCGGGTGTACCTAGCTGGAAGAATCCTAAATACGGTACGTTTTACAATACGACTGATGAAGAAGTTGGAATTATCAATACGCCTTACCCGCTACAATTTGACACTACAGACCTCAGCAATGGCGTAAGCGTACCCGCTACAACAGGCGTAGTTACAGGCAGCATTGCGTTATTTGTGTTGACTGTCACAGCGGTAACAAGTGGCGTACTGTCGATTGGTCAAATCATTAGCGGAACTGGTGTTACGGCGGGAACTAGAATTGTTGGGTTCTTAACTGGTACTGGCGGTGTAGGAACATATACAGTCGATAAATCTCAAGCCGTATTAAGCACAACCATAACAGCTACCAAATCTACCCGTATTACGGTAGCTGCTGACGGTGTGTATAACTTTCAATTTTCAGCGCAATTAGACAAAACTAGCTCGTCTAAAAAAGACGTATGGATTTGGGCTAGGATTAACAGCGTAGACGTTCCTGACTCAGCAACTAAAGTGACGTTAGCAGGATCAAGCGCAGCTACGGTTGCGGCATGGAACTTTGTATACCAATTAAGCGCAAACGATTATTTTGAATTGATGTGGGCTACTGACGATGTGGATTGTTATATGCCTTCTGAGCCAGCATCGTCCTTTGTACCTAGCATCCCTGCAATCATTATGACTGTCACGGATAACATTAGCGTATGAACGCATTACACATGATTTATAAATCCGTTGAGCATAGATTGCCGATTGGATTTGAAGAATTTAGTAATGCGGTATCTGATTGGGAAGTAATGCCACTTACGCAAAATGGTAAGTTAATTGGCGGTGTAATTACCAAAGAAAACGAAATACACGTTGGATATGCTGAAAAACCTAAAGCAAGTATTCGTGCAAACATCAAAGAAACGTTGATTCCATTGATAAAAAAGCATGGTTTTGTGGTTACATCGGTTCAAAAAGACAATATTAACGGTTTAAATTTTTGCAAACGCTTAGGATTTGTTGAAACTGGGCGAGATAGCGATAAAATCTCATTAAGGTGTGACGGGAGTCATTATGTTTAAAGTATATCTTAGCCGCAAGCAAACACGGGCAATGTCAATTGACCATCCTATCGGTGATCCGACTGGTGGGCCAGCGTACCGTGAATTGCGTGATCCTGTCACAGCAATTGGTGTTAGTGCTGGTGCTAACCTGCTTGGCTCTGTTATTGGCGGATCGGCTTCAAAATCTGCCGCTAGTAAGCAATCAAAAGCTGCAACGCAAGCTGCTGAAGCACAAATGCGTGTTGCAACGCAACAGATTGAACAAATGCAAACCATGCGTTCGCAGCAAATTAAAGAGCTGCAATCTGCATTACAAGACGCTATGCGGCGTGGTCAGACTGATCGAGCTACGGCATTGCAGTCTGTTATTAACAATCGCACTCAAGCGTTGCAGACCTTTCAGCCTTATATGCAAACAGGGCAACAAGGCTTAAGCGCAATTCAAAAACAGCTACCGTACTTTCAACAGCAATTCGGGCCAGAACAGTTCAAGGCAAACCTTGACCCCGGCTACGAGTTTATGAAAGAACAAGGTCTTGGCGCAATTCGTCAAGGCATGAACGTAGGCGGCGGCGGTTCTAACATTGATCGAGCTGCAACTAAGTTTGCAGCAGACTACGCTAATACTGGCTATCAGAACGCATTTAATCGCTTTACTGGTCAACAGCAAAACATTTATAACCGTCTTGCTGGCATTGCTGGCATTGGTCAAACAGCTACAGGTCAAGCTGCACAGACCGGACTTGGTTACAGTCAACTTGGTGGACAGCTTGGACTTGGCTACGATCAATTGTTAAGTCGTGACCAGCTTGGTTTTGGTCAAACAATGGCGCAGTTTAATCAAGGCATGGGCGCAAACATTGCTAACCTTGCTACTGGTGGTGCTGCTGCTCAGGCTCAAGGAATTACTGGATCAGCGCAAGCAAGTGCAGCGGGTGATGTTGGAATGGCTAACGCTTTTGGTAGCGGACTTAGCAACATTGGTGGCGCAGGTATGCAATACGCAATGTTTAACACTCCTGCAATGCAAAAGTTATTTGGTTTTGGCAGCGGTCAAACTGGTGGAACTGGTGCAGCGTCATTATTTATTAATCCTACAACAGGATTAGACACAAGCATCAATTACGATTAAAACTTGGTTTAAAGGACAGTCATGGCTGATAACACCGTAGCATTGCAAGTTAGACCAATGCCGCAAACAAATGCAATTGGTGCAATTTCCGATATGTTAAATATGGGACGTTCTGCATTAACTTTGCAAAAAGAACTTGAAACCAAGCCGTATGCAATTGAACAAGCTAAAGCGCAAGCGTCACAAGCTACAACTGGTGCAGAAAGTGCCATATTTAAACTAAACAATGAGCAATCACGTTTAGCATTAGACATTGCTGGTGGCTTGGCAAATGATCCTGCAATTATTAACGCAGGTAAAAACCCACAAGCAGCTATGAACAAGATGCTGCAAGCTAAAGCAATGATGCTTGCTCAAGGTGTTCCTGCTCATGTAGTGGAAGCCAACACAGCACCACTAGTTACTAGCCTTGTGACGAATCCTAACAATTTCTTGCAAACGCTGCAAAACGTTATTCAAGGCGGTATTGGCGCAACTGGTCAACAAGCTCTGCAAACTCCTACTCTTACCGAAGCTGGCGGCGCACCTGCTACGTTCCAAGGCGGTACAGGCAGACTGCAAACCGCTACGATTGCACCTGCTACGCCACAAATGCAACCTCCACCAGATAGGTCGGCGGCTATGCAAGGCGCACCAGTTCCGCAACCCGGACAGCCAACAAGCAGACCCGGTACGTTCTTTGGTGATAACGGTACGATTGTTGATGCAAACAACAGGGTTATCTTTGATCCTGCTGTGCGTGATGCGTCTGGCAACATTGTTGATTTTAAAGCTACACCACCAGAATTTACTGCTGCTGCACCGATTGATCGTAATATTGGAACTGTTCCTCAAGCGTTTCCTGTTGCACCACCTGCTGCGCCACAAGCTGTACAGCAAGCTGCACCACAAGCGCCTATGGGTGTGTCGGCGGATCAAATGGCTGCACCTGCTGCTGGTTCACCGGGTTTTAAACTGTCATACCCTGTACGCAGAGCTGGCGAAGCGGCACAACGTTTGCCTTCAGAAATTGCTGACGAAAACTCAGGCAATATGTACCGCAACGCATTGCTTAAGAATCAGAGCAACTTAGTTACGTCACGCAGAAACCTTGAGGAAGTTATTTCCGAAGCAGACAAAGTTGAGAAAAACCTTAGTGCATTTGGAATAAAGTTTGATTCTGCTGGTGTGCCCGGCATGTTGGCTCGCAAATATAATGAAATACTAGGTACTGAAACTGGTATCACTTTAAAGCAATTGAACAAAGATTTGGCAAACGTAGCTATTTCAAATATTTCAGCAATGGGTGGTTCGCTAGATACTGTAGCTGGTCAACAATTGACTAAAATGGCTAACGGTGACGAGACTTACCCACCAGTTATTTTGAAAGATATTGCTCGTAGGGCAATGGCTGACATGACTAACTTGGATATGCAAGCTCGTGGCGCACAAGAATTTGCCCGTAAGTATGGAAATGCAAACTTAAATGACTATAAACAGCAATGGGCTAAAAATGCCGATTCTCGTTTGTTTGAGTTGATTAACATTGAGAATAGCTCAATGCCAGATCAGCAAAGACAGGCGGCAAGACAAAAGTTGTTTAAAGACATGAACGACAAGCAAAAAGCTGATATGGCTAAGAAACTGATGAACTTGCAAAAGTTATCAACAACTGGACAAATGTAATGGAAATTCAAAGCTCACTTGATTTTCTGCTGGGTACAAAAAAGCCAAAGACGGAAGGTGCAACTGGCTTTGATTCTGCATTACAGTTTTTGCAAGGATTGTCTGCACCACCTGTTGCACCTTTAACGCAACAACAAGCTGCTGCACAATTTGCACAAATCCCGCATCAGCCTATTGCAATGCAGCAACAAGCACCACAAGGCAATATGGTGCAACGTGCCATAGCTCCTACTGCGTCTATGCTTGATGTGACATTGGGTGGAGTTATCCCCGGAGTCGTTGCACCTGTCACTTACGCAGGATCAAGAGCATTTGGCGCAACGCCTGAGCAAGCTACGCAATCATCCCAAGCTGCTGCTGCACCGTTTGTAGACCCTTTTGGTAAAGCCCTTGGGGTAACTGAGTTGCCTCAATACAAAGGCGAAGCAACCCGACAGATTATGGATTTTGTCGGCGCAAACATGGCTAAGGGTGCTGGGTTTATTTCTCAGCAAACCGGACTTCCTGTTGCTGACGTTGAAAACATGATGCAGACTTTAGCCGCTAGTGGTGGTGTGGCAGGAAGTCGTGCGTTAGCTAATCGTATGGGTGTTAGTCCTGCTGTTAGTCAGGTTCAGGATCAATTCAGACAAGCACAGACAGCCCGTGGTCGTGTTGAACCTACGATGGGTATGCCTGAAACTGTTGCGCCTGAAATGGCTGCGGCGGTAACACCAGAAACTCCGACTGTAACGCCTACGGTTGCTGTTGCACCTGTAGCGGAAGTTTCGTTTATCAAACCCGCACCAGACGTACCTTCTAACACTCCATTTATCACTAGCCCGTTGCAGGAAAGTATTGCACCTACGTCTAAGACTACACCCCGCCCGACAATTGACAATCCTTTTGTTGAGCCGATGTATGCAAAGACGGGGCAACTTCCCGTTGAAGAACAGCTTTATCGTGTGCAGACTGTTAATGAATTAGGCGTTCCACGAGTGCGTGAAGGTACTCGCACAGGTGACGGATTCCAGACTGCTAATGAGTATGTGACTGCAAAGACGAGTGGCCCAAACAAGGAACTGTTTAACGAGCAAATTGCCGCTGAACAATCAGCCTTGCGTAACTATGCTCGTGGCATTGTAGAAAAAACTGGTGGTTCGCTAGGTTTAGACGAAAACGCTTTGTATAACCGTGGTCAAGCAATTGCACAACCATTTGATGCGTTTAAAAACCTGCTTACTGAGCAAATGCGTGGTGCTTATCAAGCAGCGGGAGAAGTCGCACAAGGCGCACCTGCTGTTGATGCGTCAACATTTCAAAAGTTCTTGAACACAAACTCAAACTTTGTAGTCAATGACAGCTATAAACAACTGCGTAAAGGTATCCAGTCGCATTTGAGTGAGCAAGGGTTAACAAATAAAGACGGTAGCATCAAGCCGATGACCGTAGATCAGTCTGAATTGCTCAGACAGTACATTAACTCAAACTGGAATCGTGACCGTTCAGGCATTATTCACAAGCTGACAGATTCAATTGATAACGATGTTACACGGGTAGCTGGTTCAGACATTTACGAATCTGCTCGTGGTATTCGTAGGCAAATGGCTCAATTACTGGAAGACCCAGTAGGCGTGTCTAAAATTATGGACTACGATCCAAAGACACCTATTAATCGTGCTACAGCGTTCCCAGATATACCGAAAGCCGTTGAGCGCATGACACCTGACCAGCAACAGCACTTAATTAAAGTGTTGCAGGAAATGCCCGAAGGTTTGCAACCACAAGCACAACGAGCAATTGCTGAGATTAAGTCACAGTTTGCCAATACGATTGCTGAAGTCGGTGGCAAAGGTGAGTTTTGGAACGCACCAGCGGTTAGCAAGTATCTCAAAGATAACAACCGTTCATTGCGTATCTTAACAAATGATCCTGAAATGGCTCGATCCTTGACCGTACTTAACGATGGTGGACACTTCCTTAGAATGGATAACGGCTACAAAGGTGCTGCAATCCAATTTAAGAATATGTACGAAAACCCATTGATTAGCGGTACAGCTCAAGCATTAGGCGGTGCTGTCGGTGGTGCGTTAGGTTACGGGTTAGGTTATCCTTTTGGTGGCGCAATGGGCGGCGGTGCTGTCGGTGGCGGCATTGGCGCAGGATATGGTCGCAGTCTTGCTGCTGGCAAAGTACAACGTGCCTCTGAACGTGCATCAGTTAAAAAAGGTCAAGAAAGTTTAAAGCCCATTCAAGATGTGTTAAAGACTTTGCAAAAGAGGAAATAAATGGACTCACAAATGTTATTTAATATTGTGATTGGTTTAGCTTCCTTTTTTGGTGGCTGGGTGTTGAACAACATTACTAAAGCCATTGACCGTCTTGATGATGATGTGCGTAAATTGCCGCACACATACGTTTCAAAAGATGAGTACCATCGTGACATTGCTGAAGTCAAAAATATGCTTGGTAAGATTTTTGACAAGCTAGACAACAAGGTAGACAAGTGACAGACCGCTGGAAGAACAGACGCAAAATGGCATGGTTATCCATGCTTGCTGGCTTGTTATTTCCACTTTTAATTTTGGCAACCGAGTCACCCACGCTAGGTGCAATTGCGCTACCATTCTACGGATTCATTAGCGCAGTTCTTGCTTCCTATTTTGGTTTTGTTACATACGATGATGTAAATGGAAAATAAAGACACCAAAGATACGCTAATGGGCGTACTTACATACATAGACAGCCCATTTAAGTTGCTTGTTGTTTTGCTGCTAGGTGTGCTTGGTTTTATAGGCTATTTTGTGTACACCCATCAAGGCGTGATGGTCGGTGCGTATCTTAAAAGCAAAGAGCTACCTAAACTTGATGAGAGCCGATTTGACATTGCTGCGTCTATGTTGTTTCGTGAAACCAAGGCGGAGATTGTATCTATCTTTGCGGTTGATCCAATACTAAACAAACGAGTGCTTGTCCGAGCGTATGCTAAAGACGGTGGCAGACACAAATTATTGGAAGGCACAAACGTAGGTCTGTTCTCAGGAAACCAAAGCAATAACGCTGATGTTATTCGCTTAATGGGCGGCGAAGTACCTTGCGGTGCTTACCTGCGCCCACAGTCTGAAGCAGGACTTTGGTATATACACCAAGGCGTTCGATATACCTGTAGAGTATCCATACCTCCCGACATAAATAGTTTTATAGGTCAAATTACTGTAGGTTGGGCGGCTGAACCTGACCTTGAATATGCTCGATCCATCATGGAAGTTGTAGCTCGTGGACTGGTGCTGCAAAAATGATTCTTTACGCAAAAATAGCTGCTGTTGCTCTTGCCTTAGCTTTAGCTTACTGGGCTGGCTACGACAGGATGCGTGACAAGCACCTATTGTTCGTTGCTGAGGTCAAAGCTATTGGTGAGGCACAAGAGGCTGCAAACAAAAGTGCAGTCGAGATTGCGGAAGTTATAACTGAAGGGGTTAAAAATGAGTATGAAGCTCGTATTGCTACTTTGCGTAGTCAGTACGCTGGTCGGGTGCGCCAATGTAGTCCCAGTAGCGGTCAAGTGTCCTCCTCCTCCAGCACCACCAGCAGAGCTGATGACCTCGCCTCCGACAGTAGACTTGCTGGACTTTGCGCCGAAACCACGCAGCAATTGATTTCACTTCAACAATGGATTCTTAAACAACAGGAGCGTTCTAAATGATTGGTAATTGGAAACAGGCGTTTGAGCAAATGCTTGCTAGTGAGGGTGGTTTCACAGACGATGAGCGTGATAACGGTAACAAGTTACCCGATGGTCGCAAGGGTAGCACCATGCTCGGAGTAACTCAATTCAATTGGGAAAACCATATTGGACACCAAGTCACGCACGATCAAATGCGTAAGCTGACTCCTGCGGATGTTGAACCGTTGTACAAAAAGAAATATTGGACGCTGTTCGAGCAGACGAGTTGCCCTCTGGTATCGACTATTTGGTGTTTGATATGGGTGTAAATGCAGGGCCGGGCAGATCAATCAAGCTGTTGCAGTCTGCGGTAGGTGTTCCTGCGGATGGTGGGTTAGGGCCAGTCACTATGAAAGCGGTCTTATCTGCTGACCCTGTAGAACTTATTAACAGGTTTAGCGAAGAAAAAGAAGCCTTTTACCGCAGTCTTAAAGATTTTCAAGTTTACGGTAAAGGCTGGTTAAATCGTGTTGAGCAAGTGAAAGTTAAATCAACTTCTATGCTTGCTTAAAAACAGTTAGTTGTGCAATTGTTGCCATAACAGCAAGTTGTACAAGTAACCATTTTGCCATTTGAAAACGTAGTGTTAGTGACGCAATTTGCATACACAACACCAGCGGATAAAGCTAACACTACGGCTACGATATACTTTTTCATTTTAAATCCTTGATTGTTGATGGTGGCACAAAGCCAAAGCGTTTAAGTGTTTCTGCTACGTTAGTGGATGCTGATGGAACGTACTTCCAATTAGGATCATCATTTAATGGACAAGGTAATTTGGGCTTTTCGTCTGTCAATTCGTAGCTCATTTTTTATCCTTTATTAAGTAATAACGTGCAAAACGTGTTTGTCCGTTATCAACCATCGTAGTAACAATATTCAAACCCTTTTGTTTTAACTTAAAAACAATGTCTGCAAGCCTTGTGGCCTTGTACAGGTTAATTGCTTCCCACGATGTAATTGGTTTCTTTTTTAGGTGCATCAATACTTGATCTGATTTAGTCATGACAGTATCCAATGTAGTAAGGGTAAGAATCCAAAGACTGCAAACAAGATGATTGCACCCAGCACATAGCCCTCTACGGGCATTTTTTTGTATTTCATAACCAGCCCTCCACCGCAATTTCAATCTCGTTCATAATCTCTGCAAACTCACGCTTATGACGATTCTTGATAATGTGCTGCATAATTGTGGTGATTTCATCACCCTCACAAATACGCTTTATCCAGTCGTGGTGGCTGTGACCATCGTGCGTAGATGCACCTTTTTCAATTGCGAAGATAACGTCATAAAGGTCAACTTTCTCTGCACCTAGATGCTCACGGTATTCTTCGTCACCGTGGATATGGTCGTTGCGTCCTGACTCTGGGGAAATATGTATCATGTTATGCACCTGTATTTGTTGTATGGCGTCATTGCCATAACTAGATATTAAGCTAACTTAATAGCACAAGCACGCGATATTTATAGGTGTTTACCCTGACTGTTGTAAAAAAGTGAAAAGTAAGCCTACTCAGAGGACAAGGAGGGAAACCACGTTTCAGCTTACACCTAGATATTATTCTTGATCTTATAGAACTTCAACAAACATTCAAAACACTCATACGCACGATTTAAGTCATCATGGTCGTGTTCAATAATCTTTACGTCACCACGTTCGTTTAAGAACACGTTAGCAGCTCTTGCCTTTGGAACGCCTAAAAGCACCCTGTACGCTGCGAGTTGCATCAAATGTTCATGGTAAACAGCAACCTTGTCTAAAGTACCGTCCTTGGTCTTAAAATCAATAACAATTCCGTCACCCTCGTTAGACCACAAATCAACTTTGCCAGCAAACCCGTAATCTGCTGCGCTAGTTTCAGCGATCCAGTTACGCTGACCAAAGTGTTCAATCATGGCTCGATCAGTCTCTATGACGTAAATAGGCCACATAGATGGGGCTTCACTACGGTAAAAACACTCTAGCACCCCATGCATACGAGTGCCTCTGTCTGCTGCATCCCGTCCAGTAGATTTAGCGTCAGACATGACTCGAACTAACCAGTCAGACTCCGATTCGTCTTCTTCCCGTGGCAACGTCAAGGCGGCAAGCAATACTTGTTGCTGTAGCCAAGTGTTTAGACCGGGCTTTGCCATAACGCTCATAATCGTTGTGACTGACGGAACAAGGTTTAACTCTCGAGCGTCTTTAACCGTTGTATTACGTTCCCGTCCGTTCTTTCCGATGATGGTGTACGCAGGTGTACCGTCCTGCATATAAAAGTGACCAGATTCGAGTGCCATGATTATTTACCTTTAGCTAGTAGTTTTAACAGTTCAATCGCTTCAGCAATCCATTTGGCGGCAATCGGATCAACCGTGTCACCCTCTTGGATTTGCTGAAGCCTCCAAGCAGATAAAATTGCTTGTTCGTACTTAGTCATCAGAAAGGCTAATTCTTTATGGCGTTGTTTATGGCAAGGTTGGCATAGCCACATAACATCAAGCGGTTTATCATAATCTTCGTGATGTGCAAGACTTTTAACTTCGCCGCATCGAATACATGGGATTGGATTAAGTTCACCATTTTTAATTGCTCTAGCAACTGCGCTATGGCATTTAGCCCTACGTTTGTCTGCAAGCCTCCATTCTTGATTGACTCGCAATGCCAATTTAATTCTTTCTGGCAATTTTGCTCTGCGTTTGTCATATGCCCTCACTTTATCAATATTTTTTAACCTATGTTCAAGCGCATCTTTTTTGTTGCACTCTTTACATTTGTTTAAATGACCATCAGCCATTGCGGAATGTTTATAAAAATCACTTAACGGCTTGATGGTCACGCACTTAAAGCATTGTTTTGAATGAATCATGTTGTACCCCGTGTGCTTGGAATACAACCATTATAGACCCATTCTAATTAAAAGGTATATCGTTATCCATATCGGCTACAGAGCCACCAGAAGCAGCCGCATACTGAGCCGAACTGGTTGGCTGTTCTATCGCACGATACTCCGGTGACTTGCGGATGGTTTCTTTAATGTTTTCAGACAACGATTCAAACACCTGTTCATCAAATTTTTCAAGGCTAAACAATAAAGTTGAGTTAACACCTTCTGGCAACCCTGCTTTTTTGTAGATAGCGGGGACACCTGACACACCTTTAAGGTCTGCATAGGTCATATCACCTTTTTCACGGTGGCTGATGTTGATCATACAAAACTGTCCAAGCACAGCAGAAACATTAAAACCTCGCAGCTCATCTTCACTTAATGCCTTGCCACGCCATGCTTCAAGGTCACGGCGCAAATTAGCTTTTTCACCTAATGACATTGTGTATTCCTTTGATTGAATAAGCGGCTTGCCTTCCGTAGTCAACAACGGTTTGCCTGTTGCGTCTTCGCCATGCAATTCCCAAAAGAATTTAGCTTTGCGTAGCATATTTACTTTACCTTCGTACTCACGCATTTGTGTACCAAGGTCGATGATGCGATACAAACGGGCAAGGTGTGTGCCTGCGGGTGCAATCTCGAATTTCTTACGGTCAGAGTTCGATCCAGTAACAATCATTTTATTTCCTCAAAAATTTCATTAAAGTTATAGATAACGGGCAAAAGTTTTGCGGGTGAGTGGTTAGGTAGGTTGCAAGCATGGCGGATGATAGCCATGTGATCCTTGGTAACGTAGCCTTGCTCAACTTGGTCGAGTGCATCAGCCAAGCGTTGTTCGTATTCATCCTGAAATTGCTTTTGTTCGTCCATTGTGTTTCCTTATGTGGCGTGATTGCCAGTACAGATATTAACCTAACTAAACAGTATTGTAAAGCCAGATTAATTTATGTTAAGATGTCTACATGGAAAATAACGAAATTATCAATCTTTTAGGTGGCACTTCTAAAGTGTCTAGGATGTGTGGCGTTACTGCGGCGGCAGTCTGTCAATGGCGCAAGAAAGGCATCCCCAAGGATCGTTTGATCTTTGTTGCCGCACTCATCGAGCGATTGTCGGAAGGCAAGTACACACGCAAACAAATGTTTCCAGAAACATGGCAAGACATTTGGATTGAGTTAAGATAGTAGTGTGAGCGTTGGGTCTTAGCCGCCCAATTTTTAACGCAGCAACTTTGATCGTTTCCTTGGCAGGCTTCGCACCAAAGTTGAGTGTTTTAGTTTTCTAATTGGAAATCGTGCTTTATCGAGGCTCACTTTACTTTTTGGCAAGATAGTTTTATAGTTATTACATCCCTTGGTCGGGGTGATAAAACAGTAAGGTTTCACATGAATACTCAGTAGGTTACTGTGCCTACCCGACCAGATTCCCTTAAAAAAGGAATTGAGTATTCAGGTGAAGCCTTTTTTTTTAAGGTTTGTTATGCACTATTATCAATTTAACATCGGTGATTACAACAAGCACACGATGCACTTGTCCCCAATTGAGGACATTACATATCGCAGACTTCTGGATATGTATTACGATACCGAAGCACCAATACCCATCGATATCCCATGGGTTAGCCGTAGGTTACGGATAGAGTCCGGCATCGTTAAATCGATACTAAATGAGTTTTTTGAGTACACCGAGAACGGGTACATAAACAGTCGTGCGGATGCCGAAATAGCCCAATATCACGGTTTTCTTGAAAAGCAGAAACTCAATGGAATCAAGGGTGGTAGACCTAAAAAAACCCATGGGATACCCAAGCCTAACCCAAGCCTAACCCAAAATAACCCTAAACAAGAAACACTAAACACTAACCAACAACCAAATAAACTACATACGCCTGACGGCGTTTTGCAGTCAGTTTGGGAAGATTTTGTTCAGCAAAGAAAAGCAAAGAAAGCCGCAATAACAGAAACCGCTTTAAAAGGCATAGAGCGTGAAGCCAGAAAAGCTAACATTTCTTTGAATGACGCTTTACAAGAAATATGCGCTAGAGGTTGGACAGGCTTTAAAGCTGAGTGGGTACTTAAAGATCAATCGCAAAAGACTGAGCATCAATTAAGACAAGACGCAACAGCAAGGGCTATTTTTGGCGAACATTCTGTTATGGAGGTGTACGATGCAAACAATACCCGCCTCTTGGGTTGACCGTATCTTTGCCAGACTGCAAGGCATTTATGGCAGGGAATTTACAGGTCAATTTAGCGTTATTGATAACAACGGCAACGACATTGGTATGGAGAACGCCAAAACTGTTTGGGGACAAGAATTAGGCTGTTTTGCGCTAAACCCCGACGCTATTAGCTTTGCTTTGCTAAACCTGCCAGACCGTGCTCCTAACGCTATTAAATTTAAAGAGTTATGCAGACTTGCGCCACGCCCAACGGTTGATGTACGCATGGGTTATTCAAAAACTGATGTTGATGACAAAGCCGCAAAAGAAAACTTAGAGCGAATTAAAGACATGATGAAAACCATAAAAGGTTTGCATTTAATTAAATAATCATGTTAAGCTATCTAAACTTTATTAGGGATTAACATGAAAAAGAAAGACACTATAAGCAAGTTTGATAGACCTGCTTATGTCCCGCCTAAACGGTTTGTTAGACCCGGCAGCATGACCGTACTTGAAGCACCAAGTCGCATACATAACACTTTGTTTTTCCCCAATGGCAAGGTTAAACATGAAAAGAAACCAGACTGAACTGATGCACGTTTTAAAGAACGTAGACGAATGGCTAACAGCCGCACAGATTGCGGAACGGCTAGAGGTACATCCCAACAAAGTCAGAAGATTAATTGACTCACCACCGTTTAAAGACGTTGTAAAAGGTGTTTATGACACGGGACGCAGAAGCGGCAAATACGTCAAGGTCTATAAGCTAATGATTAAACAATCAAACTCAGACCAAGCGTTAGCCCTTGCTAAACAGCATCAGGGTATTTGGGGACAGCTTAGTTGGTCTAACAGTA